CATAGTTACCGTCTAAAATACCGCCTTCAATAATGATGTTGCCTCTTCCGGAATAGCCTGTGAATTTATCATTCGGCGTTCCATTGGCAAAAAATCCGCCCGCCCAACCTCTAAGTAATACACAGCTTGGAGACATTGTAAATCGGGTGTTCCCATAGATATAAATTCTCTTCTCAATTAAATAAATGCCTTCTGGTATAACAAGCTGGCCTCCACCCTCTCGATGAATTTCATCCAGCGCCTTTTGTATGGCCCAGGCAGATGGGCTTTTTCCGGTCGGGTCCGCACCATAGTTAAGCGCATTTTTAAAGTTAAATCTCGTTTCAATATACTGCCCATCTGCAGCCAGACGGTCCCATAAAGTCGGGTAAATTGTTCCCTTACGATCAACACGCGCGTCAACAACTTCTTTTATGTTCGTCCCATCGGCATTGAGCACTAAATTTCTGGCCCTTGCTTTGGCAGTTTCGATTTCTTGGGATACTGTAAGCCCGCTGCTGTGAGCAATCTGATCAGACGTATGAGCTTTTTTTGATGTTTGATGCGATTGAATCTGTCTTTCTTGCTCATTCAAGCTGTTTTCTATGCTTTGCATATCTGCTCTTAGTTGTGCTTGATAACGGGAATTCCGGGTTTGATCATAGTCTTTTATCAGCCGCTGCATCTCTTTCACTCCTTTTTTGGCAAAATAAAAAACGCCTACCTGAGCGTTTTGAAAAGCTGGTCAATATATCGTTTTTGATCTCTAAGCCTTTTCGCTTGATCCACATTTATGCTTTGGATATCTTTGCGGAAGTTCGCAAACGTCAATTTCGGACTGCTGTATGGGTTCAGAGGGTTGTACTGGATGGACACAAGTCTCACATTATCTTCAAATGTGATACCATCCGCCGTATCAGCCAAGACATGGATGGTGTCGCCTTTCCAGAAATCTTGCTCGATCTCTAAAAGCTTCGGCTCATAGATTTTTTGGAAATCAGCTTCTACCGTCATTTCCGGATATGGATTCACATGCCTTTTTAATGCAGAAATCATACTGCTGGCTTTTTTATAGCGCTCATCCCTGATCGGTTCAGCCCAGCGTGGCTTCCCTTCAATCAAGAATTTCTTTTCGTCTGGATGAATGTATAAAATAGGCTCAAACTCGTACTGAGGGTTTTTGTCATCAGTACTGCTCCCCTTTTTTAAGGCCCCGTATCCCCAGGCACGTGTTGTACTGTTTTGCGAGTTTGTTGTAATTGAAATGCCGGGCATATTATAGCGCGAATCTAGGGTGAAATTAATCCGTTTCCCCATCTTTTTGTAGATATAAATTTTGTAATTATCCACGTCTATTTCAATCCCATAATCCTCAATGATTTCATCCATTAGCTCTGTCGAGTTTTTATCACCGAAATTTTCTTGATCTGCTGATTCAAATTCACTCTCAGGCGTCTTAAAAATATATTTGAAGTCTGTATTCTTCAGCGCAAAATCAAGCGCATCTCTCAATCTTAATTTCTTTGATACAGTTTCATGAATCCTGTTGTTAATAAGCAGCACAGTGAATATGTGGCTTGCTGTAACGGTTTTACTAATAACATTTTTCTCTTGATGAAGTTCGACACCCGTAATGTAATATTTTTGATGTTTAAATTTTTTCTCATCCAGATAAAGTATGTTATCGTCCACCAATAAATCAAATTCTGTGCCGTTCTCCTGCGTTTTTGTGATCGTAAAGGTAAAACTCTTCTTACCTGTCGTATCGTCTGTCAGATCAACTGACACACCCGTTATTTCCACAACCTTTTTTCCGTCTTTTGTTGACACATGAAGCTGTGGGAAATCGGTATCTGACGGCAGATTCTGATTGAGTGTAATGTCTTTCCCGTCATATTCCTTGCTTGGTATTTCTGGATCAGGTATCGGTGTTTCCGGTTCGTCAGGTCCTTCTGGCACCCCACCCACAGTGTCATATTGTGTTAGCTTGTAGGTTTGAATGAGATTATTCAACTTTGTCGCATAATTGGGGTCAGTCGCATAACCAGATTTTACAAGTGCAGCACTCGCCTTCTTGTAATCTTTTTCGCCGACTACAGCTTTATAGTGATTCGGATCCCAGCTCGTTCCGTTCACATACAACTTGGCTAAATCCTGAATCGATTCATACCAAGATGGATATTTTCGAAAGCGAGCTTGTACTTTGGTTGCATTTCCGCTCTTATCATATTCAGTCGTCCACATGAGAACATATTGACCGTTATAAGTACCCTTGATGCCGAATAAGTTTTTCCCTTTCTGCGCCAGCCCGCTTGTCCCCCATGCGCTCTCTAAACAGGCTTGAGCAATAATGAGAGACGCGAGAATATCATACTTTTTATAGACTCTTTGGGCGTCTGGTGCAATTTCCTTTATAAAATCTGTGTTTGCCATATTGCATGCTCCTTACGCGTAGTAGAAACGGGTATCAAATATGATTTCAAAATCATTGGTATTCAAGATTTCAAACTTATTCATTCCTATATCGAGTCCCGGGAGTCTGCCGGATGTTTTAATAGGTGTTTTATTGATCACTGTGTATTGCTTAATAAAAGAAACACGCTGTGATTTTTTTAATTCCTGTTCAATTTTCAGCTTTTCACCATTTGTATGGTTGATGATCGTCACATTTTTTCCGGCCGCCCATAAGGTCACATTGTAGTCATGTTCCAAAGGATTGATATAGGCATCACCAGTGTTATAAACCTGAAACCTCTTTCGATTTTTGAACCTGTATTCCAGATCATCTCGCATTTGAATGTTCATGCCTGGGCTCCAATGCTCACCGTCAAAATTTTGCTTTGTCAGAGAAGTGAATTTCGATTCTGCCAGTCCCGTGATGTTGTTAAATTCAACTGTGAACGTTACAAAGTTTTTCTCCTTTTCTTTTGGGATACTAAAATTTCCATCACAAGTTACCCGAAAACGGAGATTCGGCAATAAATCGGTCGAGATATAATAGGGAAACGGCTTAACTAAAAGCGCGTAAAGCTCCCGTCTAAATTGATAAAAGTTTTCAGCGATGATTGAATTTAAATAAAATTCAACGGTTATTTTTCTTTCTTTATATGTGACATCCCTTGGATGCTGTGGAAGGACAACTCCGTTTATTCTCGGGATGCTAACTGTCTCGCGTTCAATCCCCGGTGCTTCAGGTGTGAAGCTTAAAGGTTCAAAAAAAGGAAGCAGGCTTTTTAAGCTCTGCTCCCCAAGGCCATTATCGTAATCAAGGAATAATTTCACTATCTCACCCCGTTTATAAATGAAGTTCGAGTAAACCGATCCCCGGCTGATTGGTCAATTTTTCTGCCATCAAGATATGTGTTGCTGTCCTTTAATAAAATCTCCTGCAAAAGCTGTACATTTTTATTTAGAAAATCAATTTGCTTTGCCATCATACTGATTTGTTTTTCTTGATTCTTTACAACACGGCTGATGTCTACAGAAAAATCATTAGGCGGTGGTAGCTGCTGTTTGGGCTTTTCCGAAACTTTTTGAAGCAGGAGTAGTGCTTTTGAAATCATCCCATCCTGTAAATCCGGAAGTACGCCAAGTTTGCTACCAATCCGAGCCCATAGCCCAATATTACGCTCCCTGTATGAAGGGTCTTCCGTGATCGTTGTTTCATCATACCCCCGTTCATTTAAAATGGCCCATTTAGCGCCGCCGCGACCAGGTGAGATACCTCCTTTTGCATAACCAACATAGCCGCCACCCCGGGCCATTGATTTCAAACCCGGATGATTTGATATATCTCCATAGCGTGCCTTGATATAGTTAATGGCTGCAAGAATGTTGTCTACAGGATTTAAGATGTTATTATGACCCGGAAACTTATAAGCATTGAAAGTGGACGGAATCGTTTGCATCAAGCCCTGACTTGGATGTCCGGCTTTGGCGTTAGAATCCCATAAGTTGATGGCGTTCGGATTTCCGCCGCTTTCCTTCATGGCGATGGTCACAAGCCCTGGAATCCATGAAAGTGGCACCCCTGCTATACCAACAGCCTCTGTAACCCATTGGTTTACGGCTTTCGTTCCTCCGGTCCCTTTAAATGTGGACGGCTCTGGCATGACTCCTTTCAGGAATTTAGCTGTCCCATCTTTTAATGTCTTAAGTATACCAGTTCCTAACATATCGATACCTTTTCCTGTTTTGTAGGGGATCAGACCGCTAAATAGTTTTTTAATTAATTTTCCTGGTCCGTTGATTATCAAGTCCATAGCGCTTGAACTAACATCCCCGACTTTGTCCACAACACCTTTTCCGAAAGAAATAGCTCCTTTGACCATTTTCTTAGAGCCTTCAGCGGCTTTTTTAAAAAAGTTGCCGACTCCGCCTGCATATCCAGGAATCCCCGAAACCGCAAGTTTTTTTGACTCATCATGAGGAAGTACAGAAGTTCCACGCGGGAGGTCCCAGATTTGCGGGCCGCCTACTCCAACAACATACGTTCCGATGCCTGGTGTATGAGCCAGTTCCCATCCTTCTTCACCGACAAGCGCTTTTCCTCCAGGGTGAAAATCTGTACCCTTTGCATAATTCGCACCAGGCGCAATTTGCATTTTAGAAGTATCTTGATAACCCTTTGGCTTCCATTCCGGAATTTTAGTGGGAATATGAAGAAATTCAAAAACGCTATTAATATAGCCGGTGATCTTATTCACTACCCCAGCTAAATCATTTAGATGAATATCCCATGTATCAAGAATTTCGCCTGTCTCAAAATCGACTTGATCAATATGTCCATAAGCTTGAAGCTTTGCCTCTTTGACTACACCTTCATGTGTCTTTTCTGCTTCTTTAATTGTTTTTTCGGTTTGGCTTCTAGCTTTCTCAACAATGTCATCGTGCTGTTTCTTTGAAATTACTCTTTTTACATAATACTGATCATCAGCAGCGTTAATAACAGCGTCGCGCTGCTTTTCGGCAGCTTTAATTGTTTTCTCTTTTGCTTTGTTACTATTTCTTACAACAGCGGCCGCCTGTTTGGCAGAAAGGTTTGAAGATTCTTCTTTCAACTTTCTCGAAATTTTCGTTTGCTCATCTTTACTACGAGTAAGTGCTGTCTCCATTTGGGCGAGCATTTTCCCTTGAATTTTAGTAACTTCTCTATTTTCTTTATCCGTAAGCTTACGATGTTCTTTTGCGGCGTTTCGATAAATCTCATTTACACGATCCACGTATCCTTGTATTTTCTTTTGTTTCTTTTGGTTTCCAACTTCAATTTTATTTAGAATCTTAGCTGCTTCCTTATCTGAGGTTTTATCATTTGAAGCATAAAATTCCTTTAATACCTTGGTGGCTGAATCAGCGCTTGTTTGGAATCCTTTTTTCAAAGTCTCTCCCATCGTTGTAAACTGTGTTGCGACATCGTCCGCTATTTTCTTGGTGATTTTTGCATTGGTTATACGGAGATATTCAAGCTTAGCCGTGACTTTTGTATTCATATCTTCATAAGCATTCACAGCTTTTGCAGTAGCCTTCGAAACCCCTTTACCAAAGTCAATAGTCGATGGAAGAACCCTTTTCTTCAGGTTGTCATAATAGTTCATACCTGCTTCCGTAAGAAGGGTTACACCTGTAATAGCAAGACCAACTGGACCGCCTAACAAGCTCAATCCGCCACGTAAAAGGCCGACAACTCCTGCTCCTTTTTTGAGAATGTTGAATAGGCCAAAACCGCTTTTTGCTAATTTCATAAAGCCGCCAGCGCCTTTAATTGCATTGGCTCCAACCTTTAAAATATTCCCACCGAATTTTAAGAGCTCAGGAGCAAATGAAAGTATTAGCCCGGCAATTGAACCAACTGGCCCGCCAAACAATCCAAGGCCAACGCCGGCAACACGTGAAGCACCGCCTAGGCCTCGCATGGCTTTAGCACTTCTGCTGGATGATTGTTCAAGCCTCCCGACTCTGGTTGTTGCCAGATTGGCTGACTGATGAAAACGCCCCATTCGTGTGGATGCTGCTGCCGCTGCCGCAGATGTTGTTGTCATTCCTGCAGCTGCTGTCCTGGAAGCTGCGCCCGCTGCAATGGCTTCCGTAGAATAAACGCCAAGACTGACCGATGCTTGATTTACATTCCGCGTTAAATAGCCACCCGCGGTCCGAAGCATATTCCAGCCTGCTGCTATCTTTGGCAAAGAACCAAGCAACAGTAAGAACGCGCCACCTAAGAGTGAAAATACAGTGACGGCTCCTCCAGTAATTGCAATTGTGCGCGCAACAGAAGGTGGCAATGAATCAAACCAGGTTACAAGCTTCGTTAGTCCGTCAGTGGTTGCACGGATGACAGGGATAAATTGATTTCCTAATGTGATAACAGCGTTATTGATCGCCGATTTCAGATACTCAATAGAGCCAGCCAGGTTGTCCATTTGCTGTTTAGCTACTCTTTCAGCTGTGCCGCCGCTTCCTTCGATTTCCTTTGTGAATTCTTGAATCTTATCTTTTCCCGCGTGCATTAAAGTAATAAATCCAGAAAGAGCGTGCTGCCCAGCCAACTGTTTTGCAATTCGAATTTTTTCAGTTTCGGTATAATCTTTTGTTTTCTCATTGATCTGGCCGATAATATCCGCAAGTGGTCGCAGTTTCCCTGTCGAATCGGTTACCTTCAAACCTAATTCATCGATCGCATTTCCGGCTTGTTTTGGTGGAGATGATAAACGGGTCAGTGTAGCTCGCAAAGCTGTTCCTGCCATATCAGCCTTGATCCCGCTATTTGCCATAATGCCTGTCGCTGCTGCTAATTCTTCCATGCTGAGTCCTGCCGTTTTTGCTGCCGGAGCCGCATATTTCATCGTTTGGCCGATCTCTTGCAGGGTGGCATTTGAGTTGGTGAAAGTATACGCCATGGCATCCGCAACACGGTTTGTGTCTTCAGCCTTGATATGAAATTCAGTCAAAATGTCAGAAACGATATCGGCCGTAACTCCAAGGTCTGTTTGACCAGCTGCAGCAGTCGCGAGAAGACCAGGCATAGCCCCAATAATTTGATTTGTTTTATATCCGGCCATCGCAAGATACTGCATACCTTCTGCAACTTGGCCATCAGTATATTGAGTTGTTGCCCCTAAATGACGAGCTGTTTTTGTAAGATCAGCCATCTGGTCGTTTGTCGCATTTGCTAAAGCGCCGACACGGCTCATCGCTTTTTCAAAATCAGCAGCAGCTTTAACAGTCATTCCAATCCCAAACGATCCCGCTGCACCGAGAGCAGAAAGAGCCTTTCCAGCGGTTGAGGCTGCTTGATACACCGCGTTTAACTCTTTAGATACTTCTCCTGAATTGCGCTTAAACACAGAAAAAACACCCGCTGCTCGCCGGGTGCTGTTTGTGGTATTTTCAAATTGTTTTGTTACTCGTTGCAGTTCATTTCCAAGGCTTTGATGAACGGCAATTGCATCATTCAGCCGACGGCCTTGTATCTGTGTTTCTCGATTATCCAGCCCTTTTTCTCTGACCAGCTTATTGTATTTTGCCCGATGCTCATCAACTAAACGGCCTTGTATGCGGTATTTATTATTGAGTCCTTCTATTTGCGATTGAAGAAACTTAGACTGATTGCCCGCAGCTTTATAAACTGCACCGGATGCTTTCATTTCCGAATTCGCTAAACGCATTTGCCGCTTTAAACCTTCGATTCCACGATTAAAGCCAGTATCATCAAGGCCTACTTTAACAATCATATTTCCGATAGGTTGCGCCATATGTATCCACCCCGCTTCCCTGGCATAAACTCAACGAAAAAAGACCGGCGATAAAGCCAGTCTTAGAAAAATATTTGATCAATTGGAACAACTTTTGGTTTATTTTCATGAGCCAGGACTTCTAAGTAATGGTAAATATCCATCTCGTCAATTTCAGTCATGGTCCATCCCTGTTTTAAAAGGGTCGCATATATATCATTGAGCTGTTCTATTCCGTTTTCAACTGTAAGTCCTCCGTTTCCGCTGCTGGCAAAAAATCTTCTTCCTCATCTGGTTCTTCATAGCCCATGATTTCTCCCATAATTCGTCTTACTTCATCGGAAACTTCAAAGGACTGTAATCCTTCTTGAAAATCCTCTAAAGTAAATTGATTGTGAAATACCCGTACAATGAATTTCATACGATCCTCAAGGCTTTTGAGTACTTCTTTAAGATTTTTTGCTTTAGAAGCTGTCTCATCTAACTTTAAGGCTTCAAACAACGTCTTTGTGTTTGTACGGGGAGCAATAAACGTTTTATATTTTCCTTCTTCTTCAAACCATAATTTAATAGAAATATGTTTTTGAGCCATGTTGACTCCTCCTTTATTTTGTTAGATTTAAAAAAGAAGCATAGAGCTTCCCTTTATACTGTCTTTCCAATGTCTACGCTGGATTTATTATCAGAGCCTGAGTCCGGATTTTTATAAGCATTGCCAAACACTTTTTCATAAAACTTGTCCAAATTGAAATTCGGTGCGTCCTCATCAGCCAATACTTTATAGGCGTTGTCTTGTTCGCGCTCCATAAATTCAGCAGAAAGTTTGACCGTCTGAAAATCAGTCTTTTCTTCTTTTGTTTTCCATTCATCATCCGGAAGAGAAAAACGCCCTTTCACTAAGCCTACATGGCGATTCTTGCCGTTCGCTTTTGGCCCATAGAAAGACATCGCAACCCATGGCGCGATAACATTCTTTTTGAACATATAGATCCCGTCTGTTTCTTCTATCCCAAACAATTCCTCCAAAATTTCCATTGGCAGATCCCGCATTTCAAGCTCCAATTTTGTGGAACCAGTCGTGACAGCCATATCCACCAGTTTGTTGTCTGCATACTGCTTTTCTGTTGATGTTTCCGTATTGACCTTCGCGTTAATTGCGTAAGGGTAATCAATAATTTTTGTAGCCACATAAAAGCCATTTTCCTTTTTTAAAGGCGCAAATTTAACGCCTTCCAATCCGGTAACTGAACTGTATTCAGGCATTCTAAAACCTCCAATTATATTAAAATATTGGCCTCAAATCGGCGTCCCTTCCGAATAAGACCCTCATCTTTTAAAAAATCATTGATTAAAATTCCTGTTTGAAAATCCATTCTATTCATGACCCCTATAACGGCAGCCAAAATCTGATCGCAGGATGAATCGTTGTATACATCAATTTGATAGACAGCGCTGTCCTTGATCGGCTTTCCATCAGCCCACTTGGTAGTTCTGTAGTCCAATTCCTGTACGACGATATAAGCTGGTTTGCTTTTGATGCCAATCGGCACCGCAAGTTCAAAAATGTTTGCAGGATCAGCCAATAATAAAAGCGCCGGATCAGTTTCCAGCGCTTCAAATACTTTATTTTTTAATTGCAAAGCTCTTTCCGCTACATTCATAGCTTGTACCCTCTTTTTATAACGCTTGCCATCGCCTGAAGCATCCTCTCATTGGCACTTAGCATACTCCGCTGAATAGACGGGTTAGCCGGCTGATGAATGGTTCCGAATTCAGGCAAGTGGACACGGAACTTCGTATCTTTTGTAGGACCAACCACTGCATATATCTCACCATCGGGGTCCTTTCTCGTACGATTACCAACGATAATATCTTCATCAATGTGGGGATGGCTCCCCCCAATATTGGAACGGGGAGCATTCTTTTTAATTTCCTTCGCAAGAATCGCGCCACCAGCTTTTACAGTGGCTTTATTTATCGATTCATTTTCCCTTGCAAGAGAGCTTAAATATGAATCTAATTCTTTAAAGCCCTGCATTTCCATTTCGATCTTCATTATTCCACCGCCTTTGCCCGAATCATGGTGAAATTTTTCCGGGAATAGTTCGGTATGATAGATTCAATTTCATACAATTGATTCTGAAAAAGAATCCGCATATGTTCGTCGATATCCTCGCGGTGTCGGATCGTAAATTTTATTGTCTTCTCCTTCTGCACCGCGGCCGCCGCGTAATATTCCCGGCCTTTTAACCCTTCGGCTTTTGCCCAGCATTCAACGACCGTTTCATAGTCACCTTCCACAGGAAGACGGCCGCCTTCTTTTTTCATTTGAAACTTGATTCGATATCGCATGTCATTCAGCATCGGCATCAGTCTCCGGAACTGTGTATTTTAATTGATTGATCAACGTTGTCAAAACTCCATCAAGGTTTGAAGTTGTGCCAGCTATTTCACGGTTTTCATACCAGTGAGTTACAAAAGCCTTTACACACAGGTCCGCGCGAGCTGAATTATTTGGGAATTTCAGGCCAGTTGCGGACGTAATGTATTCTTTTGCTGAAGCGATAAACCCAAGAATTAAATCATCCTCCAGATCACCATCGACCCGGAGGAACTTTTTCGCCTCTTCAAGCTCTTTTTGTTCGGTTTCAGTCATTGGGCATCACCTATCCTTCGTTAGCTAGATGTTCCGCCACCTTTTAATTCATCAATTTGCTTTTGTAAACCGTCTAAAATGGCCTTTACTTCACTGTTTAAGTGATCCAGCATGACGCTGCCGGTTCCGATGTTGTTGCTTCTAACAGACTTGTCCGCAAGCATTTCATGTAGGATACTTTTCTCTCCAATGTCAGCCGGATCGCCTTTGTCACCTTTCGGGCCTTGGGGTCCTGGCTCTCCCTGTGGACCTTGCGGGCCGGTATCTCCTTTGTCCCCTTTTGGCCCTTGAGGTCCCTGCGGCCCAGGTTCCCCCTGCATTCCCTTAATGTACAAAGGATTATCCTCGCTGTTTCCTTTCAAATAAACCGGTGTTACCGGCTTTCCTGTACCGTCGTCCTCTGCAGAAGTATAGACTCCGTTACTTTGGTTTAAAAATTGATCTGCCATATCTCATCATCCTTTTCAATTTTTTATTTTCCAACGTCAACTGATTTATCTTCTGTGTCGCCGGTACTTGGAGTTTCATTGTCGGGAACAGCGTCTTTAATAGATGCAAATTCCGCGTAAACAACAGCATCCGTGTCCCAAAGTACAACGTCCTCACGTTCAATGATTCGCATATCTGTAGAGTTACGGTAGAATGCTTTACCACCGACATTTGTTGTTAAAATGGAATATTGCTGACGATCAAAGAGTTTGACAGCTTCTTTAAGGTCTCCAATGATTAATGGATATTTTGGAGTCGTTTTTGTACCGCCGTTTGGCAAATACTTATCAGAAATGACGGATACCGGCTTACCGAACAATAATTTTTTAGTTGGATCAGTAGGGTTCGGCTGAAGCAGGTAACGGCCGAAAGCGTCTTTCAGTTTATCTAACACGTTAAATCCTGATTGGTTCGTGACAACTTTAGTCGTGGCATTAATAGCCGGATCAAGTTTGACATTGAGAATGTCTTTAATGTCGTCCTGCTTCGATACTGTGGTTTTTGCAAGTGTCCCCAATTGGTTAAGAATCAACGTATTGCGGGTTACGGCTGATTTTTTAGCCAGCCAAGTCGTTAGATACTGCAACAGCGCTTCCTGTGTATCTGCAAGCAAATCGTTTGAAAGAACCAAGATCCCGGCATAATCTTTGATGTTATATTTAATGTTTTCAAATTTAGGGTTCTCTAACTCTTCAATATTTTCTAATTCCTCAAGATTTGCCAATGGGGTGATATCCGATAATTTTTCAAGAACCCGTGAACCTTTGTTTGTTGATACCGGAATGACATCGACGAGATTTGCCAGCGTATCAAATTGACGTCGCTTTTCATTAATTTTCGTAGAAATATCTTGCGGCACAATAAGCCCGCCGTCCTCATCCACACCTTCTTTCATCGCGGCAAGAGGTTGCGGTGTTTTGCCTGTTCTAAGGGCGGAAGCAAAAAGTTGAACATGATTTTTCGCATCTGTTTTGGCGATATCATCCGTTGGCTGTTGCGGGTTCTTTGCCTCTGGATCTTGCTGCGGCTCTTCTTGTGCATATGAAACCTGCATGTTTCGTAAATCCTCATATGTTTGAATTTGATCTTTAATTTGTTGAGCCTCAGCAAGCAGTTTTTTGGCTTCGTCCATTTTCCCTTCATCGGTCAGTGCTTCAATTCTTGTACGTTTTTCCGCCAAGGTCTGGCGCAATTCTCGTTCTTTTTTGGACATTCCGCCCCCGGCAAAAAATTGAATATCAAGTCTCAATAACTTTTTCTGTTTCAAATGCTTGTCCTCCTTAATAGTGGCATAAAAAAAGAACCCTTAAAGATTTAAGAGTTCAAGTTTCATATTGATCTTTTGTTTTAGTAATTCATCCGGCTTAGTTTCTTCAGCCGGACTTTCAGCAGTAGATTGAGCAACAATTTTGCCTGGAACATGTTTAAAATGTGCCAGTACCTGATGATCAATGCAGGCTGCTACATCCTTTGACTCTGAAACCTCATCGATCAAGCCATAATTTAAAGCTTCATCGGCGGTGAGCCAGGTTTCCTCATCCAGCAGCTGGCGTAAAGTCCCGTCGTCCAGTTTGTCTCCTGCTTTCGCAAGATATGTGGAAACGATACTTTCAGTAATCTTATCCAGATCATCGGCTGCCTTCCGGAATTCCGCGGCATTCCCGACCATCCCCATGTATGGGTTGTGAATCATCATCATGGCGTTACTTGGCATCGTAATTTTATCGCCGGCCATTGCAATGACAGAAGCAATACTTCCAGCCAGCGCATCCACATAGACATTGATTTTTGCCTTGTGACGCTGAAGCATCGAATGAATAGCCTGCCCCTCGAAAACATCCCCACCGGGCGAATTAATGTACAAATCAATAGAGCTCACGTCACCTAAACTTTTCAACTCAGCCTGAAAGGCCTTGGACGAGCTCTCGCTAAACCATCCTTCGCCAGTAATAGAACCGTAAAGCGTGATTTCAGCAGTCGAATCATTCAGAACCTTCATGTTCCAATACTTGTTTTTCTTCTTCTGTTCCGTTGCCATCACCCCCTTTCAGGCGATTTGAAGACCGTTTGACCTTGCTAAGTTGATACTCTTTCATAATTGAAAGGGGAACAAGGTTTAAGTTTCCATAATGCTCATCACCGATCTCCCCGATACCTGTCATATCCTCTTTTTGAAGAATAGTATTGACACTAAAGGCGCCGACACTTTGCATCGTTTTATAAAATTCAGCACGTGATTTACTGTCCCCACGGAGCTCCGATTCCAGGTTAAATTTAAAGTAATAGCCATTGTTTCGCTGATTCTCTGTCAAAACCTTATCGTTCAACTCTTGTTCAATATTTGTGACGATTGGCTGTAAAGTGGTTTTGACATAATCTAAGGACTGCTGCTCTATATTTGAAAATGTCGCCCGGTCCAGTTCACCTATTTTATGCGGAGGCACCTTATAAATCGATGCAATCTGTTGGCGATTCCATTTCATCGATTCAATAAATTGGGCATCTTTCATAGGCATGGTTACCTGTGAATAATCAAGCCCGGCGTCTAAAACTGCAATAGACTGCCCCGCATTCACCCGCTCCCAGTCTTCCCTAAGAATTTGTTTGCTTTTTCGGTCTAAAAGGGTCGGCGCTTTTACAACGCCAAATGGCGCGCCCCCATTCTTGTAAAATTTCGCGTTAAATTTTGTGGCAGCTCTATTTGATCCGATATTGTCCCGAATAACTGAAATCGGGGTTTGACCTACAATTCCGTCAAGAGATAGGTTTTTAAAATGCAGTACCTCTTCGTAAAAAAATTCACGGTACTTGCCGTCAAGTGTGGTTGAATACCATACCCGGCCGTTATTTGGATCAATATTCGTATTTGTCGCTTCAGGGTCTAATGGTCTGATACCAGCCACATTCCCGTCTTTATCAAAAAGCAAAAGATTATAGCTGTTTCCCCAAGTACACAGTCTTGTAACCAAAAGCCGCTTCCACACAAAGCTTGTCATATAGTCATTGACTTTGTTCAGAATGATATCGCTGACTTTATTTTGAACCTGTTGTATGTTTCCATTTTGATTCTGAAAAAGTTTAATCGGCAGTTTCGCAATATCATCCGCCAAAACAATCACACAGGCATATACATCCGGATGAAGAACGGCCGTTTTTGTTGATACCCTTTCACCAGATGCGCTTTCAGATCCAGCAAAAATATTTTTGAACCAATCAACCGGATGGAGAAGGGAACCGCTATCCTCTTCAGCAATTTCATTTTTTATTCCGCTCTTTAAACAGCTTAATAGCATCTATTTCCCTCCCCCATCCTTATTTTTTTGACGAGCGAACCCTACCAAGCTCGCAAGTGAAAATAAAAAAACACCGGTTGCAATTAAACCCGCGTTTACGTTTATTCGGTATATGGCTATTGAAATGAATACCATGCCCGCAATAAGCAAGATATCCTCTAAAAATAGCTGTAAGGTTTTTAAAATTTTCAAGTGCTCACCCCCTACAGACTGAAAGATCCAGACTGAATATAAGCGTTTAAGTCGATCGCCGTATCAATTTGTGAAGCCCGAACATGTGCATTAATAAGCGCGGCTGCCGGGTCAATCCGTTGTGTGGACTTGGACTTATCCAGCATTATATTTTCCTGGGCATCCACTTTTGTAACGGCGTTCCCCATAGCCCAAGTCAGCAGATCGTTTTTATTATGGATGATCTTTTTCGCCTTCACTTTTTCGCGGAAGTCTTTCGTAGGCTCTGAAAGTGTGGCAACACCCTGCCGAATTTCAATCATCACATATCCGTCTGCCTCCATCTGTTGGGCAAACTGTGTAGCGTTATACGGGTCATAGGCAATTTCTTTGATCCGCCAGCCTTTCTCTTTCTCCATTTTTTTAATGTAAGCCCTGATATAGTCATAATCGACAACAGCGCCGTCGGTGACGGTTAACCAGTTCTTTTCCTTCCACAAATCATACGGCACGTTATCTGTCTTCATGTGCTCATAGAAGGTATCTTCAGGCATAAAACCGTGACTATCCACAGCAAAGCTCCCATTATCCAATGGGAAAATAAACGAGACAGCTGTCAGGTCAATTCGTTTTGACAAGTCAATCCCTACATAGCACTCACGGCCGGATAGATTAGGGAACTGATCAGATCCGCAATCCTTCCAAGCCTGCATATCCATGTATCCACCGTCGCGCATATTAACCCAAACATTCATATTCTTGGTCAGGAAATCCCTCATCTTTTCAGGAACAGCCAGAGCCATTTCAAGACGATCTCGCAAATATTTTTTCCCAACTTCATGAGAAGCTAATATCGGATTAGCCTTTATCCAATTCCTTTCATCCTTTATGTCATCGTCTTTATCTATTTCGTTCACCATGACAAAATACTGTTCATTTGTCTCTACTTTGTTTGGATCGAGAAGACGTGAAACATAATCATACTCCACACGATAGGCCGGATTGTTTAACTCGTGCCCCGCTGTCGTGATAATAACCATGATCGGCTGCGTTCTTGCGCCCATCCCCGACTCCAGGATATCGTAAATCTCTGACGTTTTATGAGCATGATATTCATCGATTATGCCGCATTGCGGGTTAAATCCGTCACCGGTCTTTCCTGCATCTTTAGATAAAGCTTTGATGGTTGAATTTGTTTTTGGGTGTTCAATGGTGCTGTATGCAATCCTGTATTTTTGCTCAGGTTTGTTTAGAAGTTCGCACCCTTCTATTTGAGCTTTTATCTCCTTCCAACATATTTGAGCCTGCTCCGTCTTTGTTGCCCCTATATAAACTTCAGACATTTTCTCATTGTTTGCCATTGCTTCATAGGATGCAACACATGCTAGACTCTGAGTCTTTGCATTTTTACGGCCAACCTGCCAATACACTTTTGTAAAACGGCGGTATCCTGTATCTTTATGAATCCAGCCATAAACATTACCGAAAATAAAGATTTGAATACGATCTGGAACTATGTTTTCACCAGCTAATGGCCCTTTTGTATGTTTGAATTGCGTCATCCAGTAAAGAAAGCGACGGGCTTTTTCATCGTCAAACACGTAAGGAAACTCTCTTGTTCCTTCTCTTTTAATATCATTTAAAAACCGCTGACAAGCCCATATATGCTTTTCGCACGCAACAATCTCGCCCGATATCACATCGCGCGAGTAATCAATCATAAACTGTTTAATTGTATTCATACATTACTAAACTCCTTTTCTGCTAAAGTCTTCTCCCGTTCTTCCTGGGTTTTCGTGATCGCGAGCTTGGCACGTGCAGACGGAGTGAGCCCAAAGTCATTTGCAGCCGATTTCATTTGATCATAGAAATTTTTCTGCCGTTTCAGCAGAGGGTGCTCTTCTCCAACCAACTTGATCGGCTCTCCGTTTTCATCTTGACCCTCTGTATGAATCATGATGCCGTCTTCTTCAATAATTTTGGTAATAGAGATGTACTGAGAATAGGCGTTACAATAGGCGGCTAACATGCTGATATCTGCCTCCGTGATGATTTCCACCTCAGATAAAAGAGCAGCAACCCGTTTAAATTCTTTTTTAGCCACCTTATCCAACCAAGAAGGAGGTTTGATATTGTCAGCGCGCATTTTCATTTTTTGTTCGTGTTTAGCCCGCGCGGCCAGTTCTTCCGTATTCTTTTTATTCGGATTGCCCTGTATTAATTGAAGGGCCGCGGATTTTGCAGGTCTCGGCATGTTTTTCACCTCATTCCTTTTAAAAAATCGCAATTTTTCGCTTGTTTTTTTCACAAAGCATGCTATGATGAAAGTAACAACAAAACCAGTCATATCAAGCCCTCTCGGCGAATTTGCCGGGAGGGTTCTTTTTGTTTTCGGGAACTTTGAAAAGCGGTGTTTGTTTGCAGAAGAGGGGGCGCCGTTCCCGCGGCGGTTTCTTCCCAAGGATTTTCATAGGGGGGTATCCCTACTTGACCGGCTTGCTCCGGTCGCCGTGAACCTTGTTATGGCAAGCATTGCAGAGACTTTCGAGATTTGAAAGGTCTAAACGCTTGGACCAGTTCTGCTTTACCTCCACAATATGATGGACCATGTCGGCCGGCGTGAATCGATGTTCTCTCAAGCATCGCTGGCAAAGACGATTGTCTCGAAGCAAAACAAGTTCTCTTGTTCGTTTCCAATCTGTTGATTTATAAAAACTTGTAATTGTTTTGTTTCTTGAATGTTTGTTGTAATGTTTCGTTTCCTCCTGCTGGACGTGCTTATGGTCAGGGCAGTAGCCCTCTCGGGTAAGGGCCTTACACCCATAGGCCTTACACTCCCTTAACGGCTTAGGCGGCATTGTAATCCTCCTTCAGTGTCAAACACTTATTGGTTCATCTCCTCATTTGCCTTCTCGACTAAAGGCTGCATAAGCAGGCTAATACGCTCCTTTAAATTGGAATACTCTGTCAAAAGGCGATCAGCTTTCTTTAGCCTCTTAGCTTTGTCGTACTGACTCTTCACACTTCTGATTCGTTTTTGCAGCTCTCTAATTTGTGGGGTAGTCACAGAGAACACAGCCCTATGCTGGCAGGCAGGGCATTGGATATACCCGATGACAACACCATTCTTCCTTCTCTGCTCCTGCATAACGATTGCATGAACGTCTCCACAATGCTCGCATTTACTAATAGGTTGATTCATCGCCTTGCCCTGGTATCTATAACGCTGCTTACGTTCCCTATTCATACGCTCTCTCACCGACCGCCAGTTCCTTCGTCTCAACTGCTAGTGCCTTATCGGGATCGTTACCATGCTTGATACGAATATAGGTAGAACCAACCTTATCGGCTCCCCCTGTGCGCCACTCAAAATCTATCGCAATACGCTTGGTGATCCTTTCGCCTTTATAGAAAACGTGCGGGATCGAATCAATATCCTCAAGCTCAATTTGCAGCAAAGGAGTTGCTTTTTTCGATGGTGCTTCTGTACTGTATCCACCAAATACCGAATATCTGTTATCATCATTAATAACTGCCTGGTCATCCACACGAACAAATCCAGTTAGCAAAATACCAAGCTTATAGAGACGTTTAATCGCATCCCTCGGCACCCCTTCATCAAAAACGACGTTATATAGCCCGTCGACTTCTGATCCATCCACATATCCGATAATATTCACATCGGGATATTTACGATGAAAAATCTTTACAATCGCCTTATTTACAAGGACTGGATAACCATTTTCTCTCGCAAATTCCATAAGCGCAGTTGTTTTACCAAGCCGCCTTTGTCCCTGTCTTACAAAAATAAACTCATTCTTTTCAGCAGCCTTTTCCAACAACTCTAAGATACTGGCATGCGCTAAATTCAATTCAAACATGCTTCTACCTCCTTTAAGAGCTCCAATCTTTCCTT